GGCCCCACTGAGGATAAGAGGCAGCTCGTCGAGGATGGTAAGCTTGATCCCGGTCTGACAGGACCTAAGATAGTTAAAGAGCAGCAGGGTGAAAAGACATCATACTTCTACGGAGATGACTAATGAGCACTAGACGCGATAATAAAGCAGGTCCTGTCTCCGATCCAACTGGATTTGAGGGAAATGATGTCCCAAGCGATTTCACAGTTCCATCATGCACAATTGAGGATGTTGATAGAGCGCTCTTTAATTTATTTGATAAGCAGCTTCCGCTACAGGTTCGTCAGAGTCAGAATTCAACAAAAATGGTAGGAACAAAGAAAGTTCCAGTTATTTTTGCAACAGGTGAGAGGTTTGCATTTCTACGTAGAAAAGTTCCGCTAGGCGACAGGGGAGGAGATCACAGCGCGCTGATAATTCCTCTCATATCAATAACAAGGTCCTCAATCTCACAGGATCCCGATAACGGAATAGGTCCTGGTCAAATTACTCCAATCGTTATCAAGCGCCGCCTCTCGAAAGAGAGCCAGATATATAAGCGCCTCATCAATGATAATAGACTCAAGAATCAGGACGATCTCGCAGATGAGACTCACAATATTGAGGGGCTGGGATCTGGATCTATTGAGTTCACAATAGGGACCAGGAGAACAGGAACTCCAACGACAGACAACACGAGATCAGGAAAGCTTCTCACTCCTGATCTCACAAACAATATATACGAGACTCTTGTTATTCCTCCAATAAAGTACTTCACAGCCACATACAACATCACTCTCTGGGCACAGTACACACAGGAAATGAATGACATGATTATGACCATTATGAGTCTATATCAGAATAATCACCGCAGGACATTTAAGCTTGAATCAGACAAGGGATACTGGTTTGTCGCGTACGTTGGCAGTGAATTCTCCTCTGAGAACAACTCTGATGACTTCACAGACGCTGAGAGGATTATAAAGTGTAATTTTGATGTGAAGGTTAACGGATATGTTGTGGCACCCCAGTATCCTGGATCTCCGGCCTATGTAAAGCGCTTCATATCAGCTCCCACTGTTGAGTTTAATACATTTTCAACTAGCTCAAAAGTCTTTATTGAGTCACCCTCTCCCCAGCGGTCTGACAGCAATGTTTTTATTCTTGAGGACATCTACAGTGAGACCAATGATATTCCTGGATCCGGAGTGGGAAGGAGAGACGCTGAGCAGCTTGTTGATTCACTGAACTATCACACAGACACAGGCGGATCATCTATAGGTGGAAATGTTAGTAGACGCTTTCACAGCACTGCTAGGACAGTTGTCACAAAGCGTGATGTGTTCACAGGAGCCGAAAAGAGCAGTATTCTCACAATAAAGTCAGAGACACCCAGCAGGGGTGAGACTGTATTTAGGGGACAGATTCCGACCAAGCTAGATGACATATCATAGTTCTGATTCTATCAATCATATCGGGAACGATCAGTTTGGCTTTCATATTTAAGAGAGATAATCGCTCGTAAGGAGTTAATAGATGCCTGAACAGACATTTCGATCCCCGGGATTTTTTGAGCAAGAGATAGATCTATCCGCACGTCAGGGTGGAGCAATTGGAATTCCTGCTGGTGTTATTGGCACCGCCAGGAAGGGTCCGGCTTTCGTTCCTGTGACTGTTGGAACATTTGTTGACTTCGAGAATCGATTTGGATCTCTTGACTCAAATCGATTTGGACCATACGCCGTCAATGAGTTCCTCAAGCACAGGAATGCAGTCACATTCGTGAGAGTCCTAGGTGCAGGAGTCAACCAGACAGATGCAGACCTCAGCAACACTGAGGTGATGGGGACTGTTAAGAATGCAGGATTCATTCTTTCTGCTTCTGCCACAAATAATTCTCTCGGTGCAGTCCAGTTCCTGTGCGCCACTCACGATCTATCGACTGATGAGATTTATGGATATCCCGTCTACAGCGATAACAACTCCTTCCAGGAGAGAGCGGGAGACAACAAGATCAATCTCGTTCGCGCTGTTCTATACACAGCTTCGGGATCTCGCTTCGAGGTCCTCGATCACAACCAGAACTACGCCGCTGCAGCAGACTCACTAGCAACGGTCGGAACCTCTGCAGGAATCGGAGAGCCCTACTTTAAGCTAGCTCTAACCTCCTCCTCGGGCGCTGGATTCGCCTACGATGAGCAGAATCCTGGCGTTAGAATTTACACAGCATCTCTGAATCCTGCAAGCAAGAACTACATCGGAAAGATTCTTAACACGAATCCCGATAAGTTCCAGGAGATGGAGCACCTCCTCTACCTCGATCTACCGGTCGAGAATGAGATTGCCTCGGCATCGGGAGACGCCGGCTCTATTGCCCTTCTGACGGGATCGAGCGCAGCATCCCAGACAGGAGGTGACACCACGACCCCGTTCCGCAACCTCTTCGGAAAGATGAACACGAGATATACAACTCCTCGCACTCCGACATTTATCTCTCAGCCATTTGGAAATGCTGAGTACGACCTCTTCCACTTCGAGACTCTCGGAGATGGAGAGGCCTCTAATCAGGAGTACAAGGTCTCAATTGCGAATATTCGGAAGTCACTCGATCCTGCAAATAAGTTTGGAACATTCGATGTTCAGATCAGAAACTTTGGAGATATTGACACGGACGCGCAGATCCTCGAGGTGTACACCGACTGCAATCTAAACCCAAAGAGTGATGGTTACATTGCCAACAAGATCGGTGACAAGAAGGTCTACTTCAACTTTGACACGACATCCGACTCCGAGAAGCGCCTCATTATTGAGGGAAAGTATCCCAACAGGTCCCTCAGGGTTAGAATTGTCATGAACGATGCTGTCTCCAACGGAACAGTTCCCAGTGAGGCTCTTCCGTTCGGATTCAGAGGAATTCCTGTCCTTAAGACGTCTGAGTCTCTCACAGACAATCAGCACATTGTTCTCAAGGATAAAAATGGAATCGATCTCGGAAACAGCACGGTCGTTCGCACAGCAGGAATAAGCTCAGCTGCGACACTTCTAACTGGGTCTGTTGTTCCACCCCTTCCAATGCGCTTCAAGGTCACACGCGGTGAGGTAAAGACCTCACCTAGCTTCGTTGGAGAGCCTGGAATCAGCGAGAGGGTCGACAGTCGCCTCTACTGGGGAGTCAAGTTCGAGAGAGCACCCCTCTCCACAACAGTTCCAAATCCAGTTCTAAACTCAAACGTCTCAGACGTTCCAAATAACCTGGTTAAGTCATACACGAAGTTCCAGGGTATTATGAAGCTCGACACGCTGGTCACTGGAACTGCGGTTGATGAGTTCAATAACAATAAGTTCACTCTGGCACGTGTTGCCCTCTCAAATCAGCTTGTTGGCGGCCAGATCACAAATGTCACTGGAACTGCCAGGGAGCACATGCTTGAGGCGGCGTACATTAGAAACGGAGTTCCAAGTGCTGTCGACTACACCGTCTCGGATGGGTCTCTGAGTGGAAGAATCACAATGGCGACCCTGATTCACTCAGCAGCGTCAGTCTTCAATCGATTCCAGGAGTTCAACAAGTTTAGCACCGTATTCTATGGTGGTTTTGATGGAGTCAACATCCTGGACAAGGACAATCGACTCCTCACGGACAGGGCTAGCTCTTCTGATACCGGTGGTAAGGCCGGAGATTCTGTCCCAGGAGGACTCGGTCTAATTGGAACTGATGTGGGTGATGTATCAGGCGTCGGAAGAAACAACAATATTGTTTCTGCGTACCAGATTGCAACAAGGATCATGACCGATGAGATGTCGTCTAACATCAATATCCTCACCATACCGGGAATAAGGGACTCTCTCATCACAGACTTTGCAATGGACAGCGCAAAGAGCTTTGGACTCGCCATATACCTCATGGACGTTATGAACTACGACGTCAACAGCAACCGCCTCTTCGACGACTCTACTGTGAAGCCCGACGTCAGAGAGACAACAGAGCAGTTTGACGCAAGGGCAATCAACAACAACTACGTTGCGACTTACTTCCCGGATGTCTTCATGCGGGATCCAGTCGCAAATAGGCCTGTCAAGATGCCAGCGTCTATTGCTGCCCTTGGATCTCTTGCTTTCAATGACAGGGTTGCCTATCCCTGGTTCGCGCCGGCGGGATTCAATCGCGGCGCCCTTGCAGACGTCTCGAATGTCACAGTTCGACTCAGCTCTGAAGATCGAGATGTGCTCTATGACGGAAGGATCAATCCTATAGCAACATTCCCCTCGAGTGGATTCGTCATCTTCGGACAAAAGACCCTTCAGCAGGCGAAGTCTGCTCTCGATAGAGTCAATGTTCGACGCATGCTTCTCGAGGTCAAGCGTCTCGTCTCAGGCGTCGCCAAGAAGCTCCTCTTCGAGCAGAATGACGCTGCAACACGTGAGAAGTTTGTGAATCAGGTCACACCACTCCTTGGACTCGTTCAGGCTCAAGCGGGAATCGAGCAGTTCAGAGTCATCTGCGATGCGACCAACAACACGTCTCTCGACGTAGAGGCAAATAGAATGAATGGACGCATTATCGTCGTTCCCACACGCGCCGTGGAGTTCATCTCCATCGACTTCATCATCACGAACAGCGGCGTGTCCTTCGAGTGATGAATACCTATAGCAAGATCATAGAAATTAGGAGCAAGAATAATGGCTGAGCTGACATTCAAAAGTCCAGGTGTGAGCACAAGGGAGATTGATCTTAGCGGACCCGCTAATGTCACTCCCCAGGGAATTCCGGCAGGAGTCGTTGGCACTGCTCAAAAAGGGCGTGCCTTCGTTCCGGTCACTGTCGCGACGTATCAAGACTTCGTAGCGGAGTTCGGATCGTCTGACGGAGAGAAGCTTGGTCCGCTTGCGATGTACGAGTGGCTTCAGAATGCCCGGGCAGGAACATACATCAGGGTCCTTGGTGTTGGAAACGGAACCAAGCGTCTCGATGACGGAACGGCAAACTCAGGAAAGGTGAGCTACGCTGGATTCGTTGTGGGATCCGAGCAGGTTCAGCCGTCAGGAGATTTCGATGAAAATGAGTATGCAGGATCGGCTCAGGCAGGTTATAACGGAGAGCTAGGCAGAACATACTTCCTTGGATGCCTCATGTCAGAGTCAAACGGTTCAACATACCTCTCTGACGCTGGTATCACAGGTAAGGACTCGATGCCAATTGTCCGCGGCGTCCTAATGGTGGCATCAGGAGTCATTGCTTCCCTCTCGTCATCCTTCTCTGCCAATAACGTCCCAAACAACACTCTCGTCTCCTCAGGGTCCTTCACGTCTGATACAGTCAGTGGTGACGCCGGCGCGCACCTTGGAACAGTTAATATCAATGACGGAAGAGCTGACTTTGTCCTCTTCCTCAACGGACTCGTTCCGACAGATAGGCACACCAATGTAATTACGGCGTCATTTGACCCCAACTCTGCACAGTACTTTGCGAGAGTCCTCAACACCGATCCTCACAAGATGGAGGAGTCAGGACACTACCTCTATACAAGCTGGGATGTCTACCCATCCTACGCTGTTGTCACATCATCTGGCCAGCAGACAGGAGCACCTGCTGGTGCAGGCCTCATCGAGGCCGCCTTCCTCCTCACGGGATCCCAGCTTCACAACAGCGGCACAACAACTCTTCCCAACTACGAGGGATTTGAGTCTCGCTACTCAACAGCATTCTCACCCTTTGTTGTGTCCCAGAAGTTTGGAGGCAAGCCGAAGAACCTCTTCAGGTTCCATGCCCTTGATGACGGTCGGTCTGCAAACGATCTGTTCAAGATCACCATCGAGAACATCTCCGCCACCAAGAACGAGAACAGCCCATATGGTACGTTTGATGTACTTATCAGGAGCTTCTATGACACTGATGAGGATCCCGTTGTTCTAGAGTCTTTCAGATCTCTCTCTCTAGATCCAGCAGCTGAGAGATATATTGCAAGGATCATCGGAGACGAGCACATCTACTACGACTTTGACCAGAAGCGCGGCGCCCAGAAGCTTCGAGTTGAGGGCTCGTACCCAAACGCCTCCAAGTACATCAGGGTCGAGATGGATGCAGACGTTGACACAATGTCGATCGATAGCACCGCTCTCCCACTCGGATTCCGGGGACCCCACTTCCTCCTCACATCGGGAACTGACTCCAGCGGCAACGCACCCCTTCTAGGATATGTGACAGGAACTCTCGATCACGGAATTGATGTGACGAACCTGCAGGCAGCCCAGGTCGCTCCAATCCCATACCGAGTCAATATCGGAAAGGGAACAGGAATCAGCCGGCGCGTCAACGCCTCCCTCACATGGGGCGTCCAGTTCGAGATGCAGAGCAGCCTCACAGATCCGAACGGAAACGTTGGACCTGACCGCTCCCGTGCCTCCTACACGCAGTACTTCCCGATGTACCACACAAACTTCCGGAACGTCATGATCGGAGACTCCGCAGGTGCGGTCGCGGACGGCGGCATGGTCCTCGATTCCGACGCGTTCCAGAACAATCTGTTCTCTCTCGAGAACGTCCAAGTGGTAACATCATCCGCTGACAAGCCTGATGACAGACGCTGGGAGGTTGCCTCCTACCGTAGGAACGGAGTGAAGCTCACAGCCCTCACAGCCTCCGATGGCACAGTCTACACTGACACGAACACGAGGTTCCTCGATCCCGTCAAGGACTTCAACCACCTTCCCTCCAGGAAGTACCTCAAGTTCTCCTTCTTCGTGCAGGGTGGCTTCGACGGTGTCAATATCTTCGACCGCCAGAAGTCAAAGCTCACTGACATCGCCGCGCGCCGAGAGTTCGGCAGCACACATGGTCAGGGCGGCATCGACGGACCAACGCTAAATGCCTACCGCAAGGCGATCGACGTGATGTCAGAGAAGAGCGACGTCGACATCCAGCTCCTGGCGGTTCCAGGAATACGTCACAGCTCTGTCACCGACTACGCGATCGCTGCGGTCGAGAATCGGTTCGACGCCCTCTACATCATGGACGTCGAGGAGAAGGACCAGACCGATCAATTTATCACGGGATCCCTCTCCATACAGCGCCCAAGCGTCCAGTACACGATCAATGAGTTCGCCAATAGGAACCTGGACACGAGCTTCGCCGCTGCTTACTACCCCGACGTCGTCATGCAGGACCCCGCAACGCTCACAAACGTTGTGATCCCACCCTCGGTCGCCGTCCTGGGCGCCTTCGCTCTCAACGACACAGTCGCCCACCCGTGGTTCGCACCCGCCGGCTTCTCCCGTGGCGCGCTCCCCCGCGTGCTGGAGACACAGGTGAAGCTCAACCGCACAAACCTCGATGACCTCTACGAGGTTGACATCAACCCACTCACGAGCTTCGCTGACACGAACGGAGTCGTGGTGTTCGGCCAGAAGACGCTCCTCGCTGCGCAGAGCGCCCTCGACCGGGTGAACGTCCGCCGCCTCCTCATCGAGGTCCGTCGTCGCGTCCGCCGCATCGCCAACACCTTCATCTTCGAGCCCAACAGGGAGTCCACTCTCGCCCGGTTCTCGACGGCCGTCAATCCGGCCCTCCAGCAGATCCAGGCGCAGAGGGGCCTCGACCGCTACAGAGTGCAGATCGACACCACAACGACCACACAGGCAGACGTGGAGAACAACACGATCCGCGGTAAGATCTACCTCCAGCCCACACGGTCCCTCGAGTTCATCTCGCTTGACTTCGTGGTCACAAACCAGGGCGCTGCGATCTGATAGGTCTCCAGTAGCTACAGGAAGGAATCAAGCAGGGACTCAAATCCCTGCTTGATCTGTATTTACAGCTTAAGACTCTAAGCTCCCAACTCAAGAAGAAGATTGGGACATCCCCAGATCTTTACCACGCCGTGGAGGTCCGCGACCTGCTGCTCCGTGAGTCCCTGCTCCGCATCGGCGCGTATCTTAAACCTGTCAATCCTTACGCGCCCATCCGTCCACCAGAATCGGTTTGGAGTCGTGGCCACGTGCTGCCACCCTGACTTGACATATCCGTCACCGCTTCCCCACCTGGTATCGACGTAGGTCATGAGCTTCGAGGCTCCCACCTCCCTAGCGTACTTTCTTGCAGCGGACGTGAGTCGTCCGAGACCTCCCACGACATTGGTCATGAGGCGCGTGCTGTACCTGGCGATCTCGAGGTGTCCGACAAACTTCTTGTGAAGCGGCCTCCGAATGGACATGCACGCCACTAGATTACCCTCCCTGTCCTGCAGTCCAAAGCACGCAGAAGATTTCACATCTCCGTCTATGTGCGTCTCATTGAAGAACGCCCGCTTTTTCGCAGGATTAACCGTCACGATCTCACACTCTCTTGCGCCAATAGACTTGCTGGTCATGCCCGTCTTGTGTGTGATAATAGACTCACATATCGACCTCTTATCACGCCACTCGTCCTCGAACACGTGAATGAGTCGCACACCGACCTCCTGGCACATTCTTGACTTGTTAGAGTGGTAGTTCTTGCTCTTGAACAGCGCGCTGTGGAAGTAGAGACCGTTGTACTCTATGCCAACACGCTTCTCAGGAATGACGATGTCTATCTCGTAGGGGGAGATGACGGATCTGTCAGACATGGAGGTCGCAAGACCCATGAACCTGATATACCTCTCAACCT